AATCATTGGCGCATGAGCGACCCGGAAACCGCCGACGCGCCGCACGGACGGCCGCGCGCCCACGCCCGCCCGCCCGCCTCCGTGCTCGGCGCCGTCGTCTTCGTGCTCGGCCTGGTCGCGTTCTTCTGCGGGCTCGTCACCGTGCTGGCGCTCCTCGCGCGCTGAATCACCGTCCGCAGCAGCCGCGCCCTCCGGCGGTGCGGGCCAGCTCGTGCTCGGCGCGCAGCTGCGCCGCCGCGTCCGCCATCGAGAGACCGATCGGCTTTCCGTCCCGCGAGAGGCACGCGAAGCACGCGGCGAGGTTCGGCCAGCCGCCTTGCCGCCCGATCAGGCACCGCCCGCCGCCCGGGAGATCCGCGGCGCGCCAGTGCTCGCACGGAACCGGGCGACCGTCCTCCACGGGGTTCATGCCGGCGGCGCTTCGTCGTCCACCTGGGGCGGCAGCGCCGCCACGAACTCGCGGACGCGCTCGCGCCGGTTGGGCACGTCGTTCGTCTTGTTCCACGCTTCCCAGAGCACCACGCCGTTCGCGCCCGTCTCCAGCGCCGGGTCCACCTGGCACGTCAGCCACTCGGACGTCGTGAGCTGGACCGCGTTGCGCTGGGACCAGGTGAACGGCAGAATCAGCTTCCCGTCGTTCTCCAGCTTGCACGTCCCCACGCTCGCGCGGGTCCAGGCGGGCTCGTGCGGCTGGACGCCCGAATACTTGTCGTAGCACGTGGGGCCCCACCAATCCATGAGGTCCCCGATCGCGCGCTGGCGCATCCACCCGAAGCGCGCCGCGATTTTCTGCTCGTCATGCGCGCGGTCCCAATACTGGTTGCCGCTGCCGTCGATGGACGAGAGCGTGTACGTCTGCGTCCCCACCGCGTAGAAGGACGCGCGGAGGTCCGGGCGCTCGACGCGCTTCAGCTCGAGCGCGGCGCGGTAGAGGCGCACCGCCCACCCCTCTCCGTTCTGCGCCATGTCCATCCAGTTCACTTCCCCGATCGTCTCCAGGTCCAGGCACGCGAGGGATGCGTAGGGGAGCGAGTGGTACCAGTCGCGCACGCTCTCCACGTTGAGGCGCCCGGTCTCGTCCGTGATGTGATTGCCGTAGAGGATGAAGCACGGCGCGTAGAGCCACCCTTCCGGGAGATTCTCCACCAGGTCCTCGGGGTGTTCATGATCCGACGCGATGATCCGCTGCCGCATTTGATTCACCTTTCATTTCGCTTGAGTCGTCAGAGCACCGTCCACGTGCCCAGGTCCAAGACCACGTCTCCGTTGGACAGCTCGATTCCGGCGCCGATCGCCGGCAGCACGAACCCGCTGGGGCACGGGTCCACCACGAGCTGAACGCCCCCGAGCTGGTCCAGCCACGTCTCGGGAAGCACGCGCGTCACGCAGTCCGAATCGGGGTTGCAGAACCCGAAGAAGCGCCACCACACCTTGACGGGGAACAGCCGCGGATCGGTGTTGAAGCACGTGGTCTGCATCCCCGCGAACGTCGTTTCCTCCACGTCCACGGGACAGCTGTAGACGCACGTGCCTGGCCCGCTCACCAGCTCCACGTCGATGATCTTCACGACGGCCTCGCCTTCCTGGCACTGGGGACTGATCCCGATGAGCCCCGGATCAATCCACGTGCACCAGTCGGCGCTCTCCACGAACGAGCCCAGCGAGAGACCCTCGTAACGCACCGCGTGGAGCAGGAAGTCGTACTGCCTCGTCACGCTCCACTCGCAGCCGCCCAGGAACTCCGTCGCGCGCACGATGACGCCCGCGATCGAGACCACGATCTCCGCGTCGCAGCCGGCGCACTCGAAGCACCCGGGCACCGACACGCCGCAGCAGCACGCGCTGCCGTTGCCGTCGGAGAAGACCTTCGTCCCCTGGCGCATGATCTTCCCGCCCGCGACCACGCACGCGCCGGCGGTCACGCCTCCGCTCCGCTGTATTCGTCGATGACGATGACGCCGCCCGTGCCGTTGCCGCCCGCGACGTTGCCGCCGTTGGAGATGTTGCATCCGCCGCCGCCGCCGGCGCCGTAGCCCACGCCGTTGTTTCCGTTGCCGTGCGTGTTCTTCATGGCGCCGCCGTTGCCGAACTCGCACGACCCGCCGAATCCCGCCACCGCCGCGGACGTGCTCCGGTTGAAACCGAACATTCCGCCCATGCTGGAGAGGTTCAGGTCTCCGCCCGTGGAGAGCGCCGCGGGCGCGCCGCCCAGCGCAAAGCCCACCGCCACCGCGTTCGCGCCCGCGCCGCCGCCGCCGCCGTTCGCGGTGTAGGTCGTCGCGCCGATCGTGAGCGTGGTGCTGCCGCCCGCCGTGCCCGGGTTGTTGCCCGCCGCGCCGCCCGCGCCCGCGGCGCCGATGGCGCACGTGTACGAAACCCCTTCCGACACCGACGCCTGCGCATAGAGGAATCCGCCCGCCGCGCCGCCGGCGCCGCCGCCGCTGTTGCTGGTGAACGTCGCCACGCCGCCGCCGCCGCCGCCGCCTCCCAGCATGCGGATCAGCGCCACGCCGCAGTCGGTCCCCGGGACGTAGCTCGCGTCCGACCCGCTCTTGACCACGCGGCGCAGGAACCGGCCCGCCTGTCCGCCGTTCACGCGATCGTTGTGGGTGCCGTCCTCGTTGCCGACGTAGAGCGCCGCGCGCGACGCGCTGTAGTCCACCGCCAGCTCCCCGGGAGCGAGCAGCGTGGCCTGCGGATCGACAGGACTCCCGCGCCGTATCTGAATGAGCATCACGCACCGCCTCCGCGCATCACGCGCCCCACGCGCTCCTCGCGCCCGTCGGTGAAGGTGAACACCAGCTCGCCGCCGTCCACGCGCACCCCCACCACGCCCGGACCTCGCGGACCTGGCGGACCCGCTGGGCCGATGGGGCCCACGGGGCCCCGATTTCCTTGGATGCCCTCCGACCCCTGGGGCCCTGGCGGTCCCGGGGGTCCTTGCGCTCCGGGCGGACCCTGCCGGCCCTCCAGCCCGGGCTCGCCGCGCACGCGCCGCGCCGCGTTCCAGTCCACGTTGCGCAAGTCTGCGTCCGCCTTCCGCTCGAGCGCCGCGATCAGCTCCAGGATCACCAGCCCCAGCGCGCCCTCGCTTGCCAGCGTGATCTCCGTGGCGCCGCCGCGCCCGTCTCCGATCGAGACCACGCGGCGCTGCGCGTCGATCCGGACCTCGCCCGCGAGCAGCCTCACCAGACACCCCCGTCGATTTCCTCCAGCTCGACGGGCGGCGCTGCGCCCCCGCCGTCCATCCCGCCGCCGCCCCCGGACGGTCCGCGCGGACCCCGCGCGCCCACCACGCGGCCCACGTTGTCGTCGTGCCCGTCCGTCCAGGTGAGCACCAGGTCACCGTCCACGATCCGCGCGTCGGTGATCCCGGGCCCGCGATCGCCCTTCGGCCCGCGCGGACCCGGGGGTCCTGGCGGGCCGATCCCCCCGCGCACGCCTGGCAAACCCTGCGACCCCCGGGGTCCAGCGGGCCCACAGGGCCCGGATGGTCCCTGGCGACCCTCCATTCCGGGGGCACCCCTCAGCTGGCGCGCCGTCTGCCAGTCCACGTTGCGCAGGTCCGCGTCCGCCTTCCGGTCCAGCGAGCGCATGACGCGCAGCGCGAAGCGCCCGAACGCCGCCGCGCCCACCTGGCGGTCAAGAAGCGTCGTCATGTCCAGGACCCTCCGTCCAGGGACTCCGAGCACTGGGCGACGTCTATCTGTTCCCACACGATCAGCGAGTAGGTGGCGCCGCCCACGCCGTTCGTCGTGCCGTCCGACCACAACAGGCACTTGGCGCCCACGCTCGCGGGAAGATGGACGACCAGCGCCGCGGGGAAGATGCGGTTGATCGGCGTGGCGTCCAGGACCTTCACGTTCCCGAAGATGCTCTGCGCGTCGTAGGTCGGGTTCGTCGCGCCGTAGACCACCGTGATCGTCGCGGGCATCACCCGCGGCCCCAGGCGCTGGTACGTGTCTGCGTACAGCTGCAATTCGTCCGCGCGGGTCCGCGCGAAGAGCCCGCGCCCGCGCACGTTCCCGATGCGGCCGGACTGCATCCGGTTCAGCTTCGCGGCGCTGATGGCGTCCCCGCTGCGGAAGCTCACGGGCGCGACGGGCATCACGTCCCGCCCAGCGAAAGGACCGCGTAGTTCGCCGTGCCGTACCACGCCACGATCTGCCAGTAGTCGGCCGTCGGCACGGGGTGCGGCTTGCCCGTCTCCGGGTCCACCCACTCCACAAGAGGGTTCCAGCCGTACGCCTTGCTCGTGAACTCGTACACGTACTTCCACGCGGGCGACACTCCCCCGGACGTGACGCTCCCCGCGGGCGCGAGCCACTCGTAGTCCAGCTTCGTGCACAGCCAGCGGCCCGCCGCGAGCCCGTACCAGGTGGCATCGTTCAGCTTGTTGAGGAACGTGCGCTGATCCACCGCGGGATCGTCGGACTCCACGATGCGCTCGAAGCGCAGGACCTGCTGCGCCATGGTGGCCTGGACGACGCCGCACTGCTTCTTGCCCGTGGGCCCCACCTGGATCGTCGTCCACGTCGCAGGGTCCTGGCTGTTCCGCGAGGTTTCGATGGTCTCGAGCGCGCCGCTGCCGGTTCGCAGGTAGTCGGGGTAGACCCACAGGCGGCGGTAGGTCACGGCCACGCGCACGGCGTTCGTGTCGATGACGGTGGCGCGGCGCTCCACCACGCGGAGCGTGCTTCCCACCGCGTAGAGCGCGTACGGCTTGGGGCAGAGCGCGTTGTTCAGCGCGTCCTGGAGCAGCGTGGCGCTCGTGGAGAGCCCGCGGAGATACACCACGTCCACGAACTCGAACAGCTCGCCGTCCACGTAGCGCGCTTCCTGGCCTTCGATGATCTTGGGGTGCGCCGTGACGGCCATGGGATCAGCTCGCGCGGGCGCTCCGGGTGTTGTTGGCGATCTGCTGGAGAAGCGTGGTCTGCCGCGCCGCCTGGGTGTCTCCGCCGGCGCCCAGGGTCAGCGCGGTCACCTGGCGGAATGCGCCCGCCTTGGCGCTCGGCTGCTCCCCCTTGCGGCCCGCGGCGGCGCTGCGCCAGTCCTTGCCCGTGATCGCCGTGAGAATGTCGCCCAGGAGCCCGCCTCCGAGCTGGTAGCGCGTCCCCTTCACGAGCGCGCCGACGATCGGCAGTTCCTCGAGCGCCTTCACCGCGTCCAGCATGGACTCGCCCCAGCCCTTGCCCGCCACGCGGGCGTCGGCCAGCGCGCCCGCCAGGTCGCGCATGGCACGCGCCCCCGTCTCGGCCGCGGCCACCCAGCCCAGGCTCTTGCCCAGGACGTTGAACCCGCGCGCCGTCACGTCGAGCGCCGACACCTGGCCGCGCATGCGCCTGAACGCGCTCTCGGCCTGGACGGTGTTGGCGGTCACCCCGATGACCAGCGAGGCGATGATGCTCACGCCGATCCCCCTTCCGCGAGCCCCCGGATCACCGCCAGCATGTCCTCCGGGTCCTGCTGCGCCGCCGGCTGCCGCCACGAGAGGACGAAGTCCTCCGGGCGCACCGCCGCGCCGCCGACGCGCAGCATGTTCACGACGGCGCCCGCGACGATCCCCGCGCGAAGGTCCGCGCGGAGCTGCGGTTCGGGCTCGACGTTGAACCACGCGGTCCACAGCGACAGCTCCGCGCTCGACATCTCCGCGCACAGCCGCGCCCGCGTGAGTCCCAGGGCCAGGCAGAGGACGAGCATCATCCGCTCCCGCCCGGATTGACGGAGGATTGTTCCAGCTCGGCCACCTCCGCCGGCCCGATGGCGTTCAGCCTGCACGCCGCGTTGAAGATGCGCTGCATCGGCGCCGCGTCGCGCTGCGCGAGCGCTTCGACGTCCGCGTCCGTGAAGAGCGCGCGTCCCTGCGCGTCGGCGGCGCAGAGCACCACGAGCGCCGCCCGCACCAGGTCCTTGCGGGGACCCTCGAACGCGCGGCGCTCGAACACGTCGCGCTCGCCCGCCGTGATGGCGCGCACGAAGACGGCGCCGCCCCACTCGGGGACCTCGACGCGCACCGCCGCGAGCGCCGGCGCCGCCAGGATGCGGTCTCGGGTGAGGACCTCCATCAGCCGCTCCCCGCCGTCCAGGCAGGCTTCGCGGTGTAGCAGAACCCGACCTCGCGCGTGATGATCCCGTCGGCGCCCGAGAACCCGACGCCCAGGCGGCAGATGAAGGCGTTCCCCGACAGCTTCCCCTTCGTGGTGTTGCCCGCGTAGTTCAGGTCCAGCGTCTTCTCCGTCTGCGCGACGAAGTCCGTCTCCAGGGTCGTGTGCGTCGTGGCGCTGCCGTCGTAGTTGAGCGTGACGTTCACCTCCACCGCGCCGAACAGCCCGGCCTTGGTCTCGCGCTGGCGGCTGGCGCTCTCGCACGTGGTGAAGTCCACGCGCTCCACCTCGCGCGTCGGGTGCGCGATCGCCACCAGGTTCGCCACCGACGTTCCCCACGTCACGGTTGATCCGTAGCCGATTGACTGCGCCATAGGTCAGCCTCCAGAGAAGACGGCCACGTCCACCGTGGCCGCGTACTCGATCGCCTGCTCGTCCCCGGGCGGGTTGCTGCTGCGGCTGCGGCGCGCCGTGACGAGCACCCGCTGCGCCTCGTCCTTCTCCGCGCCGTGGAGCGCGTCGCGCACCGCGTCCGCGAGGACCTCCGCATCCAGGTGCGTGTCCGCGCAGCACTCCACCGCGTAGTCGGTGCGCTTGAACAGCCGCGCGGAATCGCAGACGGAAAACTCCTGCTCCCCCGTGCGCTGGTAGCAGACGAACGGGCGCGGCGCGTCCACGGGCGCCAGCTGGGGATACACGCGCGTCGATGCAATATCGCCCACGCCCGCGTCGGCCGTGAGCAGCTCGTAGAGGCGCCGGTCCACGTCAGCCAACGGCGGACCCTTCCTCTCCGCGGTACAGGCCCTGGCCGCGCCGGATCGCCTCCACCTCGCGGCGCACGATCTCCACGGCCGCATGGACCGCGAACGAGCCCGCGACCCGCACCGCGTTCGTGAGCATCAGCCGCGCGGCCACGCGCTGCCGCGCCTCCGCTTCCACCAGGCTGCGGCGCGAGAACCCGCGGCGCCTCTCGTGGCGGAGCACCGCCGCCTGGACGTCCGGCGCCATCCGCGCCGCCTTGCGGGCGGCGCGCTGGGCGGCAACCTCGCCGCTCGAGCGCTTGCCGATCCCGTGTCCCCACTCCACGAAGGCCCCGTAGAAGGTCTCCCCCCTGAACCAGTGCTTGCCGATGATGACGCCGATCGCCGCGACCTTGCGCCCGAACGAGCGCAGCCGCCGCACCTTCAGCGCGCCCGCGAGCGTGCCCGTCTTCTTCGGGACGTTCGGGCGCGCCTGCTGGTACACGATCTTCGCCGCGTGGCGGAGCCCGCGGTTGATCGTGCGCCGGCGGAACCTGCGGTCGATGGTGTCGAGCAGCGCCCGGACCTCGCGGTCGTCGATGGTCACGTTGAGCGCGCTCATTCGACGGGCTCGCGGCAGACCAGCCGCGCCTCCCTGCGCCGGTTGTCCGGATCGAGCACGGCCACGATCTCGAGCGTGCGGCCCGCGTGCACCAGCCGATGGTCCTTCGTGATCGAAAGCGGAAGGCGCACGCGCACCTCCACCGCGTTCTCCCCGAAGGTCTGCCGGATGCGCGCCAGCTCGGCGCCGGAATCGTTCCGCACTTGCGCCCACTGCTCGCCCGCGTCCGCCCAGCCCACGATCGCCTCGCCCACCAGGTTCCGCGTGGTGGAACGGGTCTGGACCATGACGCGCTCGCGCAGCAGTCCGGCCCTCACGTGAGCACCCGCATTCGATGAGGCTCGACCAGCGCGGTGACCGCGAACTCGATTTCCTTGGAGATGGTCCCGACGACGGACCCTTCCCTGTTTTCGTACCAGTGCGCCGCGAGCAGCTTCACCGCCTGGACCAGCTCCGCGGGCACGCCCGCCACCACGCCCGCGCCCGCGAGGTAGTCGATCTCGTGGACCACGCCCGCGTCGAACGCCGCGAGCTGCGTCAGCACTCCGGGCTCGCTCGCCGTATCGACGTGGTATTTCGCGGGCGCGACGACCGCGGCGGCGCCCGATTCCGTCGTGCGGACGCGGACCTGGACGACCGCGGCCAGCGGCGGCATGGGCAGCTGGAGGCGTCCGCACTGCCAGCCCGCGCCGTTACGGACCACGTAGGTGAACCCCTGCGTCAAGAGGGCGCGTTGCGCCAGCCGCTCGCAATGGTTCACCGCCGCGACCAGCAGCGCATCAATGAGCGCGTCGTCCACCGCGTGCTCCACCCGAAGGTGAAGCTTCATTTCGGCAGTCGTGACGAGCGCCGCGGGCGGCGTGCTCCGCACCAGGGACCAGCGCCGGCCCAGGCTGGGCGGGTCGTAGAGGGTCACTTGGGACGCCTCCGCCTGGGCT